ACAATCATAAAGTTTCATCTTGGCACGATCAATACCAATCACAAACCTCTTAAAATGATTAGGATCGTTATATCGATTCTTCAACTGTTTTACCATTATTTGATTCATCTGTTGTAGTTCTTCAGTTGAAATCAATGCAAACATAAAGTCTGCTGTTGCTGGTAAACCAAATGATTCTGATGTATCTTCAAGACCAGGATCAGAACTGGTAAATCCTGAACGTGTAGTCTGTGTAGCAGAAACAATCGGTACGTTAAATTCAACTGCTAAACCACGCAACTCTTCAGCAATAGCCTTAATGTAACTGTATGAGTTTACATTGGCACCCGCTTTGATTCGTGCAGATGAACAGATGTTCAAGTAATCGATAAAGATAATACTTGGTTTAAAACTTTTCTTGAGTTGAAGTTCATTCAGTAATGCACGAAAATGCATTGCTGATGCAGATGCTGTTGGATATTCTTTAATAATAAGTTTGCCCTGCGTTTTTGAACACAGTGCTGTAAACTTACGATCATAATCAGTTTTACTCATCGTATGTAAATCAGATATATCAATGTTCAACAGATTAGCATCAATACGTTCAGCAATTTTTTCTTCTGCCATTTCCAATGTAATGTACAGAACATTCAACCCCTGCGACATTGCTGATGCAGCCACGTGACACATAAACAAAGATTTACCTACACCTGTACCAGCAAGTGCAATGTTCAATGTCTTGTTTGGTATACCACCCTTGGTGATCTTATTAAAGATGTCCAAGTCAAATGGTATTTTTGTTTCATGACGATGATAGAAATCGAACCGACTGCTATAGTCATCAATGTAATCATGTCCTACAGACGAATCAAATGAAACACCAAGTGCATCACTCAAGAGTTTTGGTATAGAACCTTTGGCTTGCTTATCTATTTTATCATCCAGAATACGAACTGATTCCATGATAGCATTATAGATTGCTTTATCCTGACAAAACTTTTCAGTTTGATCCGTTAACCACTCTGTATCTGTTGGTTCATCTTTACTTGCATTGATTTCACGAATCAGTTCAATTGCACCACGAACTTGTTCTTCTGTTAACTTCTTTGATTCTGTAAAATTGATTACGAGTGATTCGTATGTCGGTAGGTGTTTATAATAATTAATGTGTTCATCTATTTCTGTGAACACATTCTTTTCTGTAGAATCGGAAAAGTATTCTAGTTTAATAAATGGTAAAATCTTACGTGCATATGCTTCATTAAATATCAAATTCTTTAGTATCGTCGTTTCTAATCGTTTCATTGGATTGTTTCATAAGAATGTCTGTTAGTATATCACCGATCATTGTATGAAATTCTTGATCAATTGTCAAATCATGAACGGTGAAGTTTGGAGTATGCTCAATCGTATAGTCGAAATACAATCGAGCAAACTCACCCTCTTCGACTACCCTTGCTTTACCATAATGATACAGGACACCAGCATACTTTCCTTTCAGTATGCCGATGCCTGTTATCTGCTCATCATCAGATGGTATAAATTGGTAATCGACTTCTTCTTTATACCCCACTTGCTTCCTCTTCCAAAACGTCATCTTGTCCAAGAATGCTACTATACGTGATCTCATATCGTTTCCTTACATATTCTTTAAACTTCTCACTTGCAAGAATATCATTCCAGAATTCTGCATTCTGTGTATCATCAAAGCGTTTCTTGTCACCAATCTCACCCGTCTCTTGGTCAACTTTTGCATACCAACCATTAGATGGTTTCTGTACAAAGTTACCTTCAAGTGCAATGTCCATCAAACCAGAATACTTTTGAATACCCCCATCAAATGATACTGCTACAGGAATCTTTGACTTCTCACGAACAAAACGTGACTTCTCAACATTGATGATGAAGTTGTATCCTGTGATTTCGGTTCCGGTCTTTTCTTGCTGCCGACCAAGAATCCAGATTGTATCTGCTGAATAGTAAGAACCCGTACCACCACCAACGATGTCTTTAGGGTACAAACCAATTTCTTTGTATGTGTGATTCACAACAATCATTGGAATGTCTTTGATAGTCAAGTGTGGTGTTACCATACGGAACAAACTCTTGATCTGTTTGGCACGACTCATATCTGCTACAGTCTTACCTTCTGTCGCATCATCAACTTCTTTCTTTGAAGCCAGATTACCAATAGAATCAAGAATAATAATAACTTTATCACCCTTATTGATTTCCTGCAACTGTACCATGATATCATGCTTCAATTGTTCGACATCAGTAATAGGAGTATGCAACACCCGATTGGTATCAATATTGAATGTATCAAAGTAAGATTGAGGAGTGCCAAACTCAGAATCGTAAAATAGAATAACGGCATCTTTATATTTCTCCAAGTATGCAGATGCCATCAACAAAGCAAATGCAGTTTTAAAGTGTTTGGATGGACCTGCAAACATAGTCAGACCTGGTGTCAGACCACCATCTAAATTACCAGATAATGCCACATTCACCATAGGAACATCAGTTTGTATCATGTCCTTATCTGTAAAGAACTGAGACTTTGCAAGGATCGACGAATCTTTAATCGTTGAACCTTTTTTCAATCTATCAAGAACGCTCATTCATATCTCCATTCATATCAGCTATTTTATCTTTGGCAATAACGGTGTGGTTATCGTCTACAAAGAATGATTCTAGACTAGGCGTTGTTGCCTTGTCAACTTTCTTTTTCTTAACTGCCCGTATTGGTTCAGGTTTTATTTGTTTATCTTCTTTTAATCTACGGTAAGTTTGATTGGCAGCAATCAACAACAATACCGCAAGTGGATCAAATACCACAATAATTACAAATATAACTAATCGTACTGCTTTATCTATCAAGTCTCGGTCTTGTGTACCATAAACTACATCTGCCACATACTTTATAGGCCCCAAGTCTGACTCAGCCTTTTTAATTTCCAAGGATAAAGGAGACTTTTCCTCCGTAATTTTTTGAATTTCGGTCTGCGCCCTAGCAATCTCATCAGAGATTCGTGTGCGCTCTTTCTGTTGGGCTTTGCGGATTTGATTCGACCTTTCCGCACCCCTTTCATCCGACGACCTTGCCATGACTTGATCAACCGCCGCATCCAACTGGAGGACATTTTTGCGATTAGCCTCGATACCCTCTTTGAGGGTTTTAATCTTCTCCTCATATATCATTTCCTTCTCAACTAGAGGTGTAATACCTGTTGAATGTTCAATGTGTGCTTTGGACAAATAACCAAAGATACCCATTGAGGTTATAGCCATGAGTAATACAACTGCAATCAAAAAATATGCTTTCAGTGCAGAGAATGTTTCTTTCCAATTATCATACAGCCACGATACTGTTACCAATTTTGCTGCTTCAAGCACCGAACCCATAATAATAATTGGCCAGTATGAACCAGGAAATATCTGTGCAAGACCAATGACTGAATAATATGCTGCAATACCAGACAGAGCAATAGCGGTGATAAATGGTAAAATAGCGTTTATCATGGGTTTCGTTTGTTATGTGGCACATCAAACACTAATGTGATACGTACTTCATCACCTATATTTTTGGCAGAATGTTCTTGTTTATTATCAAACCAAAATAACGTACCTGGCTCAACAACAACACTCTCATCCCCTACAGTATACAAGTATCGACCTTGTATTGACAAGTGATATCTATCCTTATTCAGATAATATGTACCAAAGTCCATATGTTTACCGACTTCACCGCCAATTGGTATAGAAAGAAATCCACATCGTTTGAAATCTTTAAAGTGCCGTTTCATAAAAGAAATTGCTTCTGTATGCCGATAATATGCTGGTGCTGGCACACAACCTTCGGAATCAAATACATACTCACCAGGTTTATCAATTGTACCAATTACTAATTGCAACACACCACTTTGGCTTAAATAAACATCAGGATCAAGAACTGTAGCATGTTGCAGTTCTTTCTGATAATTCCAATCGGTTGAATGCTCTTCCAACTGTTTCTTTATCTTAGAAACATTGATGCCAGTTTTAATTATACGAATATTTTTCATCCGAAGAAACTCTCTAGCGTTGCTTGCTTTTCAACTTTCCAATTTAAGCAATTTAAAATAACCTGAATTGGTTCCAAGAATGTTTTCTCAAACTGTGTATCATAATCAATGTATTCCTGTAAACCAAATTCTTTTGGTAAACGTGTCGGATATGATATGACAGTATCTTTA